CTTTTATAGTGAACTAGACGTAAACACTCTGATGTCAACTGGGTCGCACTGGCGTTCCTCCAGTCATGTTGTGGATGACCTTTAGTAGTCCGCCAGGTGCTTCAGTGCCTCTGCATCAAGTATACCAAACCCGTGGGTCAGTACAACTGCGCTGATGAGTGGGTAGACATCAGAGAACGTCAAGTCGGCGAGTGTAAGCCAGAAATGGCTCAAATCTTCCGAAGTTACGAGATCAGGATGGTTAGTAGAACCATCCAACATGTCTTCTATCACGCCCTTGTGGACAGCAAACTGTCGCACATGGTACGTGATCCCTTCTAAACTATATTTGCCCGCCGAACGGGTCAAATGGTAGTTCGCTCGTTGAACGAAGAGATCACGCAAAACGTGACAGAATCGGTACTCGTAACAATGGGAGAGAGCCTTTCCTGCCATATACTCGTCATCAGTTACTGACTGGTTTGAATTGGGTCTTGAATTGAACTTAGCTAGGATTTTGCCGATGAACGGTAGCAAAACATGACTTTCTTCGCCCCTGGTAACAGGGACGAAGTGTTTTGAAAGGAAGTGCATGTTATGCAAAGATCTACCGGTGGTGACCTTAGCGTCCATTCTTGCTAGCTTAGATACTTGCTCGTAGTGGTAGGCTGCGCGCCTGACCCTACGAGGTAACCCACAAACCATGTCATCGCCAAGTACACAAACTAATGCGCCCTTGACCTGATACTTGTATGCCCAAGCATTAAAAATGACCAAATTCCAAAAGCTATTTCTGAAAGTGGTGTCGGTTGCCCCCGTGGCCAACTGGTTCTCAACGATGGCGGACACGCCATACTTCGTATTATACGCTGAGAACTTGTTGCTTGCCAAATGCAAGTCAACAAACCATTTGGGGCAACCCAACCTACGCATAAACATAGCCTCTAACTCAATGACGTCCTTGACTTGTGTCTTGTCATTTGAGGAGAAATCAGCCTCCATGAACGACTTGCACGAATGCTGTGTCATGAAGGACGCAATCTCAGGCGTATGTTGTTTGTAGGCGACCATGAACTTAAAATCACTCGTGTTACCTTCGCAAGATTTAAAACGCTCCATCAATACTTTAAAAATTGGGCCACTGATCATATTGTAATAATCGGTGCCTTTAAAGATGACGCGTGGTGCGACTGTATCATGAGGTTTCACCAGTGCCTCTATCTTGGTGAAAAGTTCTT